TGACATCCAAATCTATGGTGACTTTGAGGTAGATGGTAACGTGGTCCAGAAGGGTAGTCAGGAATTCAGAGGTAGAGTCCTCTTCTCCAACGGCACAAACCCCTCAAGTCTCAGCTCTAATGCTGCTGTCCGACTGAGTAATGGTGGTATGACCGTTGCTGAAGATGTTTACTTCGGTCAACTGCTGACACTTGGTCCCAACAACGCTGGCACCATTACTCTGAATGGCACAAGTGGTAATGTTAATATCGGTGGCACTCTTGGTGTTACTGGCACATCGACATTCACCACGATCAACACCTCCAGTATCACTACAAGTGCAACTGCAAACGTTGGTGGATCTCTGCTGATCAACACTAACAAGTTTACAGTCCAAGGCACCTCTGGTAATACTGATATCGCAGGCACTTTGGGTGTTACTGGCGCTACAACTCTCAACAGCACACTGAATGTTGTTAATGCTGTTGACTTTGACAGCACACTGAATGTTGACGGTGCCACAACCTTCAACAATACAATCACTCAAAACAGCACAACTCGTTTCAACGATAACGTTGTCCTGCAGGGCGCTTCTAAGGCACTGCAACTCAACAACGGTGCTGGCACGACTAAGATTGAGTTGCAATCCACTTCTGGTAACATCACTGGTGCTGGTTTGGCAACTCTCAACAGTCTTGAAGTTACAACCAACGCTAGCGTCCTTGGCAACCTTACTGTCACTGGCACGACCACTGGTAATGTTACTGGTAACCTCACAGGCACCGCCGATAAGGCAGATCTGGTTAACATTACAGAGACTGCATCTTCTAACCTTACTTACTATGTCCCGTTTGTCTCTGCAAACACGGGATACACCGAGGTCCGCACAGACTCCACTAACCTCACCTATAACCCATTTGAAAACCGACTCACGGTTTCCAACTTCAAATCAACTACTGACTTTGAAGTTGCTGGTAACCTGAATGTGACTGGCACCATTACCTATAACCTGTCTCAGGTTGGTAGCATCGCTAATCACACGACTGACGGTCTTCCAGAGGGCACTAGCAACCTTTATTTCACCGATGAGAGAGTTGATGATCGTGTTGCTGCTCTGATCAGTGGTGGCACTGGCATCTCTGCTACCTACGATGATGCAGGTAACCTGCTGACTCTGAGTGCAGTCCAATCTGATATCAATACAGACAATCTGACTGAAGGATCTACAAACCTCTTCACAACTGCTGCTCGCACTCGTAGCCACTTTACATATGGAGTGGGTATTACACATGATGGTAGCGGTGGTCTGTCGGTTACTCAGTCGGATATCAATACCGACAACGTAACTGAGGGATCGACGAATGTCTTCTTTACAAATTCTCGTGCTAGGAGTGCATTTGGGGCTTCTGGGGATCTGTCTTACAACGCTTCTACTGGTGTCTTTAGCTTCACCGAGCGCACTGATGCTGAGGTAAATGGACTTGCTGATGCTCGTATTGCACTTCAAGTTGGTGCAAACCTCGACCTCAGCAGCAAGACTACAACCGACCTGGCAGAAGGATCAAATCTGTATTACACCACTGCAAGATGGGATGCTCGCCTTGCAACTAAGACAACTGATGACATCACTGAGGGTGTTGTCAACCTTTACTACACAGATGCTCGTGCAGATGCACGAATCGCTGCAGCAAGCACAGACGATCTCTCTGAGGGTCTTACTAACCTTTACTACACAGATGCTCGCGCCGATGCTCGGATCACCGCTGCTTCTGGAAACTATGCTACCGCTGCTCAAGGCACACTGGCAGACTCTGCCATTCAACCTGCCGACCTTGCAACTGTCGCAACCTCTGGTGCTTATAGTGATCTGACTGGCACCCCCACAATCAGCACATTCGGTGCATCTCTGATTGATGATACATCTGCATCTGCTGCTCGCACTACCCTTGGTCTTGGCAGTGCTGCTACTACCAACAGCACTGCTTATGCAACTGCTGCTCAGGGTGCAACAGCAGATGCTAATGATGCTGATATTGATGACATCTATACCGCTCTTAATGCGATCGGTAATGACGCTGGTATTACAACTGTTACCCAACTCAAGGCTGCTCTCGCCGCTCTCACTCGCTGATAACTAATGGCATCTCCAACATCTAAAGCAGAACTCAAAGAATACTGCCTCCGTAGACTGGGTAAACCAGTCTTGGAGGTCAATGTATCCGACGATCAGGTCGATGATGCTATCGACTATACGCTTCAAAAGTTTCAGCAATTCCATTACGATGGTGCTGAGAGGGTATATCTGAAACATCAGATTACTCAAGATGTTATTGATCGTGCTAAAACAAATACCCCTTATACCTCAAAGGCTGGTAACGATAGTTGGAAAGAGGGCAATGGTTACATTGAGGTGCCTGATCATATCCTTTCCATTGAAGGTCTATTCTCCTTCACAGACAAGGGCACTCGTAACATGTTTGACATCAGATATCAGATGCGTCTGAATGATCTGTATGATTTTACATCTACACAGTTTTATCATTACTATATGATCCAGCAGCATCTGGAAACTATTGATTTCCTGCTGGAAGGTATCAAACCTGTTCGCTATTCGCAAGTGCAGGATAGACTGTATATCGACTTTGACTGGACAGCAGATGCATTGGTCGATCAATACATTGTGATCAAATGTTGGAGGGCAATGGATCCTACAACTTGGACAGAGATTTACAATCAAATGTGGGTTAAAGACTATGCCACTGCAAAGATTAAAAAGCAGTGGGGTCAAAACCTGACGAAATTCCAAGGCGTGCAAATGCCTGGTGGAGTTACTCTAAATGGCGAGATGATTTACAATGATGCTGTTGAGGAATTGAAGATTCTCGACGAGCAACTCCGCACCACCTGGGAAACACCTCCACTGGACATGATTGGCTGATATGGCACTCAACTCATACTTCACACAAGGCACGTCGGGTGAGCAAGACCTCCAAGAGAGTCTGATCATCGAGCAGATCAAGATGTTTGGGAAAAATATCTATTATATTCCCAGGACTATTGTTAAAGAAGACAGCATCTTTGGAGAAGATACTCTCTCTAGGTTTGATGATGCTTTTGAGATTGAAGCATATGTTGAAGATGCTGGTGGTTTCCGTGGAGACGGAGACATGTTTAGTAAGTTTGGGGTTAGGGTATCTGATCAGGTAACCTTTATCATCTCTCGCAAAAGATTCCAAGAAGCCGTAGACGATAACACCACACTGATTGTGGAGGGTCGTCCTAATGAGGGAGACCTTGTGCATTTTCCTATGGCAGGGAAAACGTTTGAGATTCAGTTTGTGGAGCATGAAGTCCCCTTCTACCAGTTAGGTAAGATTCATGTCTGGGGTCTTCGTTGTGAGCTGTTTGAATACAGTGATGAAGACATTGACACTGGTGTTGCTGAGGTTGATGCTATTCAGACAAACTTTGCTGCATCCATCAAACTCGTTATGGATCCTGGTGGCACTGGAGACTTTGTTGTCGGTGAAGAAATTGTTGGTGACCTTTATAGGGCAGCAGCAACGGCAACGATCACTGGAGATACTGTCACTGCACTCACCGTGACTGATGGTGGAAACCACTATAATAGTGCCATACCGCCAACCGTTACTATCACTGGAGGAGGAGGCACAGGTGCAACTGCAACCGCAACAGTCAACTCTACTGGTCTCGTTACTGGCATCACTATTACATCTGGTGGTAATGGTTATACTAGCGCTCCATCCGTTGCAATCGACTACTCACCAAAAGACAACAGAGCAGAAGTCAAGTCCTGGAATTCTTCTACAAGAGAACTCCAAGTGATCAATCGCACTGGCACATTCAACACTGGCGAAACTGTCAAGGGTCTAACTTCAGGTGCTCTCTGGAGTCCTGAAACTTACAATACGCTAAATAATACGAATCTAAGCGATACTGTCGATCAAAACTATAATATTGAATCTGAGGCAGATGATATCCTGGATTTCACAGAGACAAATCCATTTGGCGAGTTTGGTAACGCACAGTAATGCTAGGAACTTATTCATACCACGAGATTATTAAGAAGACGGTTGTTGCTTTCGGCACCCTCTTTAATAACATTGAGCTTAGACGCACCTCTGGAAGTAAAACAGAAGTGATGAAGGTGCCTTTGGCATACGGACCTAAGCAAAAGTTTCTTTCTCGTCTACGTCAGGTTGGTGACTTGACGACACAAGATCAAGTGCAGATCACTCTGCCTAGAATCTCTTTTGAGATCAATGGCATTGCATACGATCCCTCTAGAAAGTTATCCCCAACATCGTATATTCGCAATACGTCTGGAGAGGCAACATATAAGGGATTCATGCCAATTCCCTATAACATCAACTTTGAGTTGGCAATTCTTTCCAAGAATCAAGACGACGCCCTGCAAATTCTTGAGCAGATCCTTCCTTACTTCCAACCAAGCTTTAACCTGACAATGAATCTTGTCGCTGATCTTGGCGAGACACGAGACTATCCTGTGAGTCTC